ATTGTTAAGAATAAAATTTAATTGAAGTGTCCAACAAGATACATAAGTGTAAATGTAAAACTAATTACTAAAATATAAAATAATTTGTCCATTATATTGTAACAACTCTCGATGTAATACCCTTATAACGCAATATACCACTCCATCCTTTACCCCAGTAATCTACACTATGGTTAACAATACGAGCAGGTGTAGACCCACAATTAACATCTTTGCCACCTCCTATATACATTTGAGTATGCTGTTCTATATTCAGAAGAATATCCCCACGTAATAATTGGTTTGATTCCCAGCGTGTACCAGGTATCCATTCCCATCCAGCAGCAGTAAAACCAGCAATCATGTCTCCTGTATATGTGGCATTTATATCAACTCCAACTGCATAATAAGCGGTTATAACGAATGAACTACAGTCAAAACTTAAACCATTAGGATTTTTTAGATTTCTGTTTGAACGTGAATATGTTATATAATTATTAGTAGCTTTATCGATAGCCCATTGTATAGCCTTTTCTACACTTTCTACAGGTGCTGTACCTGCTCCGCCTCCTCCACCAGCAAGTATACCGAAAATATCTTGAATAACGCCTATTACATCAAAATCTATAACGTTCAAATCTTGAAAATCTGTGCAGTTTATCCATATTTGTTTAGGAATATAGAATAATTCTACGCGTTGTACCTCAACATCATTTCCTGATTCATCTTTTATTTTAACTTTAGCAGTGCGGTATGATGTGTCATCATTAAAATATGTCCACCCATCACTTTGTTTATTACCCATATAAAACACATCAATGAGTTCTTTTGAGCCTTGTATGAATTTTTTAGCAGTTATAAAATTTAGACTCATTAGTTTGTCATCCTCATAATATCTCTAAACCAATTTTTTAATTTCATACTTTCGTATCTTACGCATCCACTTTGATAAGCGTCAATAAGGTTTCCAAGAAATGTTAGTTTTTTAGCTTTTTGCATTAGAAGAATGTTTGGTTTATGGTCATTAGTAGTAGCGGAATATTTATGTGGGTATTGCATATCTACATCTAGACTTACGTAATATAACCATTGGATAGGGTCAAACCATATCCCTAACCAGGTATCATTATAACGTAAAGTAAGATAGTATTCACATTTATGATTTTTCTTTTCTATGAAGTCCGTATTATCAAGTAGCCATTCATTATCATAGGCATATTCACTATATTCTGAACCGTCAATAATTTGACCAAATCTGGATTGCTTTTTTATTTGTGATAGAGTTTCATTCTTAGTGAACTCTACTAAAATATCCTTTGATGAACCGAATCTTTGAATATCTCCATTTATAGGTTTGTTAAGGTGAAAGTAATCAAAATACGGATTAGCTATTGAAACAGCATTAGATAAGAACAATACTAACACATCCCTACCTCTAGCGATTGTTTCGTAAAGGTCTAGGAACTTCCTCACTTCATCTTTAAGATAATGATAAGTACCGCTAGCGTCTATAATAAATTCATCAAAAATAATAATATCAACATCTGGGAATGCGTCTGATTTAAGGATTGAAGCGGTTGACAATGGTTGTGCATATCCCATAATCTTATCACCACAATAGAGTGTGTTGCTTTCAGCTTTTAGAATATCACATGGGAACTCATTTTTAACCGCGTTAAACAGTCTACCATTCCTCATTATGGTTAATTTTTCAAGCTCGCTTTTAAGTCTACGAACATACATGAATTGTGAGTTTATACCAACTTTTTGTTTATCTTTGAAGTTTTGAATACAATATTTTAGAGCACCATAAGTTTTTCCAACTCCGCGCATACCAATTATAAAGTTGAATAAACAATTATAACTTAATGTTCTTTTTATGTCCCAGTAAAGATTATTCATAAATAATTATAGCGGGGCTAGTGATTTTAACAAAAGCCCCGCTCCGAGTTATAGCCGCCACCTTCCAAGGTTAACACAGATTTTGCAACTATCCACCGAATCAGCGGTACTATCTTTCAAGCATGCAACCCGCCACATTACGAATCAACTAACTTAAAAGGCGCTGCGCTTAATGTTAGTTTATATTATGATAAAGAATCTGTCAATGGTGAAGTCCCATTGTTATAAATATTTCCAATATAAGGTGTGTAGTATTTTGAATTTACATTAAAGCAGATACCATTTAGATAGATTGTTGCATTTTCATAGCTATCGTCAAGATAAAGTTCACCATCAGTGTTAATGTGCAACTGCTTAATTAGAAATGAATTATTTTCACTAATACAGACAGGAATACATATTTCGCTTTCAGGATAAAATTGTTCACTCGATAGCTTAATTAAAGGGTCAAGTGCCATATACTCATTTACTATCACATTATCACATAGCATTACAACATTGTTTAATGTTAGAATATTGCATTTATTTTCAGCGGTTCCACTAGAATCTAGTTCATATTCCCCAATATCACCAATAACAGTATAAGGCATTATTCATTCTCTTTCTTGTTAAGATATTTTCCTACAAAATTACCAATAGTCGGATTGATAATTCCAACATTTTCAATTATGCTTATTACCTCCATCATTATTATGAAACCACACGTAATGTCAAATAATGGAAATTCAAAATTTAGATGGAATTTAGGGTCGTAAAGCGCAACTTGTAAAACAATTACAAGTGATAGAATAAGAATATATCCGAATTTATGCCATAGTCCCTCCCGTAGGGCGGATGTAGTAAAATCTTTCTTATGAATATGAGCCGCCATACCGCTAATAATATCGAAAAGTAGCATTACCATAGTTACGATAAAGAAAGTAAAGTTTTCATAAAATACTGTTTGAAAAGCTGTAAAAAGATTGAAGATTTCGTTTTCCATATTATTTCCTCTCGATAGTTACTTTATAATCATTGTTTTCTAGGGTAGAAATTGTGTTATAATTTACTTGGTTATTTGGGTTAGCATATTTACCCCAATTTTCTTTTGTTAAATATGCGTGATTAAGGTCAAGCTTTCCTTTGTACCCTTCTACGACACCATTATTTGAGTATTGCCAGCAAACAACCAAACCATCTGTTTTTTGATGGTTACCAGGATTTGAATTAAGCGTTGTTGGTTTAGATGATGGGTATTGAGCAATCCATCTTCCGCAGTTTTTTTCTACTTTTTCCTGATTAAAACGCCAAGGGTTACCATAAATCCAGCACCAAATCCCTGTTATTTCATTAACTCTTTTCACAAATTTATTAACCCAGGTTACAGATTGGTCCTCTTCCCAGTCAAGAATAGGTATCCCTTTGTTAAAATAACCTTTACATTTTTTTATGAAAAAGTCTGCTTCTTTTATTGGGTCATTGTTTCTACCATAATGATAAAATCCGAATAATTTATTATTTTTAATTGCACTTTGAATTTGTTTATCACACGAGGGGCTAACGTAAGTTAGTCCCTCGGTGGCTTTACATATTACAAAATCAATAGGTAACTTTCCAGGTTCGCAATCAGCTTGCCAGTTTGATATATCAATTCCTTTTAGCATTATTACTCCATATTAAATGTGGTACATACATTTCCTGCGTTAGTATCACTACCGTTCATAATATATACAACATTTTTACCACTGATAGTGATTGTACCGATAATTTTACCACTACGGTAAATTGGTGCTATAATTGGATATGATGCTAGATAACCTGGAAGTCCTACAGGGTCGGTGTGAGAAGAAGTATCGGTAATAGTGGTGAGATTTACATAGCCAGTAATAGTGCAGGTATTTTGTTCAAATTTCACTTCTATGGTAGATTCTTTTGCTTCGTTACCGTTTTGGAATGAATCTGATAGGTCGATAGAAGAAAATCTTGTATTATAACCACCAGTTAAAATACCAACCATATAAGATGCAATAATATTTTGTCCACTTTGATTTGGATGACCTGTTTGCGTAGCAACGTTGATGGGAAGATAAGGAAGCCACATTAAAGAATTGATGCAGGCATATTTTTTCTGGTTGGCTAAATATTGAATACTTCTAACAAGTTTGAAGTGGTTACCATCCAAATTAGTAGCACAGTTGCCAATACAGTAGATGATACGTTGAATATTTGATGCACTACTAGCTACGTTAGAAAAATTTGTAAAGGCATTTTGAATTTGTTCTACATTTAATGTGCGGTCATTAGTTCCACCATATACAATAAGTGTGTCAATATTATCCGTTATTTGCTCGAGAGCAAGTTGAAGTAGGTGTGTGAAGTTATGTCCATTAACACCGTTGTTATAAAATCCAGCTCCATTTTCAGAATAAACGTGAATCTCATAATCAGGAATTTGAGGACTCATAACCTGCCACCAAAGTTGAGGTTTTTCATTTTCTGTGTATGGTGTTGAATACGAATCACCAATAATAAGAAGTTTCTTTTTCTGCTCTAAAGAAGTAATATCTGAATTGATTTGCGTAATATCTGAATTGATTTGCGTAATATCTGAATTGATTTCATCAATTTTACCCTGCAAATTATTATCAGCATTTTCACGAGACGTTTGCTCATTCGTTATATTTTTGGTGTTTTCAGTAATTCGTTCATCAAAACCCTGTACTTCTTGTCGATACATTTCTACTTGAGCATTATAATTACCTGTTAGAGCCCAAAATTCGGTGTTCGTAATATCAATACCTGGTGGTACTGTTTGCATAGATGTATAAGAGTTTCCTTGGTGAAGTACAATAGTTAAAGGTTCATAACCTCTACTATTATCCCATTCGATAGGGTTAGCCATAATGGGTACATATCGAGCGCCGATATATTCTCGTACGCCTGAATAATCGTCAAGAAATGGTGGTTGTGTTGGTTCATCAGCCATTGTTAGCTCCTTTCACAATAGAGCCGTGTTCTTTTTCAGCTCTTGTTTCTGGTGTCTGATTAACTAAATGGGTACTTGTTACATCCCATCTTAAAATGAGCCTACCATAAGTGTCAAGAGAAAAATTTGCTCCTGTATCAAAGATAATATCATTCCAAGATTTTGGAATATATGCTACAAAATGCCCATCCTGTGTTAATCCAAAAAATACTTGTTTAACAGTATATCTGAAAATATAATCGAGATTATCCTTAATCCATTGTTCAACTTGTGCTTGGTAATAATCGTCAAATCCTGATTCCTTGAATTTCTCAAATTCTTCTTGTAGCTCTTTAATAGCATCTTGCATATCAGCAAGTGTTGAATCTGAATCATTCACTATAGCAATAATCTCATTAAGTTTGCTTCCCATTTTACAAACTGCTTCATAATAAGATAAGCTATCATCATATACTGCTGGTAGCACACGTTGGCACCAAAATCTAATTGGAAATACTGCTTTTGGTTCTATATTTGAATCAACGCCCATAATAACTCCTCACCACAACGCAAAGAATAAATCTTGCAATTCGTTAATAATCATCATATCTATATTTAGCATCTTTTTAGCATATTCGTCAAGTAAAGATGCCTGAGACTTGTTTATCCCTGTTACATGCTTATTCCTCAATCCATCTTCATTCTTATCTTTAGTTAAAGTATCTTCACCAGTTAAAGTGTTCTTGCTATCACTTGACGAAGTTGAATCGGTATTACCATTATCGTATGTTACGTTAGTAGCATACTTTTTATTTTCTACTGGATTCGGTGCTGGATTATCTAACATACTCATAGGTGTATCTTGGTAGATATTTTCATCATTTGATTTTGTGTTACCCTTTGAATTTGTTAAAGTGTTGCGCGTGTTATCGTAATTCTGTTTTTCTACATCATCATTTTTAACATTCCAGTCCTCATTATAATCTCGCTTATAATCTACTAATGGGTCTGTTACCATTTCAATAGCTTCATACAATTTGTTATAATAAGGCATTATCTCCCACATAGTTTGCCGCATATACCAAGCGAACAATGCTACAGTTTCAAAACCAATTTCGCGCACATAATAGTGATTGATAATCTTATCAGTTAAAGTATGTCTATAGGATTCATCAAAAATAGGAAATGAGTCTAATCCTAATTTCTTATATGTTGCATCATGGTAGAGTTGTCCATCTGGTAATGGTGTTGTCTGTGTAGATTCTTCTTGCTCTATAATCCATCTAATCTGCGTTGTATATTTACTCATTTTATCACATTCCTAACAACGCTTTAATTTTGTTAATAACTCCGCCAGAATTAGAATCAGTATATCCTGTTCCTTCTTCCGCAGGAAGATTTCCACTCTGCATACCTGAAGTGGCAATTTGTTGTGCACCGTATCCATCAGCTTTGATATATATACCAGACCTAAATTCAACATCTACTTCAAGTCCAAATATTTTATTTATCTCTTTACAAGCCTGTTTCCTTGCATTAAGACGTGTAAAACGTTGTGCTTCAACGTCACCCATATTTGACATAACCTCATCAGATACTAGGCGTTCTTTTTTCTCTGTGTTCACATTCTCTACACCCAAATAAGTCAATACTTCATTCCAATACTGATGCTTTAGAATTTGTAGTTCGTTTCCGACATATGGGGCAGATATATCTAAAACTTCAATATCATCTGTACTTATAGACTTATCACCATAAATCCAATACATATTACCGTCAACTTGCATAGCTATGTTTTTGAATGATAGTCTTTGCTTATCCGAACACCTAATAATCTTGGGTGTTTTCTGTGCCATCACGTTTACGTCAATAGTCCTATCACATTCAGCTAATCTTTGCGCGTATTGATTGATTGTAAATAACATGGGAACACGAATATAATTATTGAAAATAAGCACGCTATTATCTTCAGATAAAGGTATATTCATTCCATTAACTGCGTATGCTCTACGTTCTTTAGGATAATTATACATATCCCATTGTCCGTTTATCATAGCTTGCAAAACAGCATATCCTTCTGGTGCTTTATTTCCAGCTAACGGTGACTTCTTTAAGTCTTCGTCGTAGAAGAATACGCAAAAGCCATTAGTTAAAAGCCAATATTCTAGCATACGTTCATCTACACCATCTGGTAGATTCTTCCATTCAAAAACGCTCATAGCCAAATCAAGCAAACGATAGAAATACATATTATAAGTATCTTGATTCGTTAAAAAGTTTTCAGCATTTTGTGCTCTTAATCCATCTTTAAGGATATTAAAAGCATCATTTGTAACTAATGGTTGTGGTAATGGATAATCACCTTGCATCATATCACCTACTTGTTATTAAGTGTGTAGTTACCTATATCAGATGTGTGCCAGAATGTTATACCTGCATCATAGATTGAATTTATCTTTGCCATATCATCAGCTGGAACATTTCCTCTGTGACAACTATTTTGCATCTTAACATAATTCCAGTTAGGCCGTCCAGTTCTATTTGGCACTTTTACTGAATCAACTTGATAACCGTACATATCGAAGAAACCATCGATTATGCGGGCAAATTCAGGTAGTAAAGTTACGCTCCGAGAATAAAATCCCGCAAATCTTGATTGAAAACGAGCGTTACCACCTACATTCCCTTTAGCGGTATTAGGTATCTTGCTCATACGGTCATAAGTTGCGGCTACACTAGCTAAACCAGCTGCACCACCACCCAGAGCACCTTTTGATGAATTTTCTGCTATCACTCTTCCAGCAGCTTGTGAATATGCAGCGTGAGTTCGTTCAGCTGCACCACTTAATCCTAGTGCAGCATCACGAGCAGCTAATCCAGCCCCACGTCCTAATAGTCCACTTGCTGCGCTTAGTCCAGGCATGAAGCTAAATCCCATAGTTGCTACAGAACCTATTACGGCTAGTTGATTTGTAGTGGCATTTTGAGCTGCCCAGTTTTGGTAAGTTGAATAAACCCAGGATACTTTATTTGCAATATCTACGGTAAAGCAAATTGGCGGCTTATCTCCCTCACTTTCAATTTCAACACCATTATAATTACGTGCCCATAAATATATGGTCATATCCGAGCATACTGGCGCTATTCTATCAAAGGTTAAAGAATCTTGAACACGTCCTGTATAATCTCCCATTTCTTCATACATATAAGGATAGGTGAAAAGTTTATTATTACGAGGAACATACCCACCATGAGACGATGGGCGGTTGCGTGTAAAGCTAACCATAGGTGGTGTTGTATTTTCCTTCATTTGCTTAACATTAGGCTGAACTTGATTATACCAATCATGAAAATCTTCTTGCTGGTCTGATGGGAGATATTCTAGTGGGACGGTAAAAGCATCGCATATAGATTCAGCTGCACCTGCTAGATTATAGGCATTAATATCCTGCTTCAATTTTGCCCTACCCGCTGAAGAAACAACGTCATATACCAAAAATTTACAAGCATTATATTGCCTGTGATAAATTCCACCTTCGCAAGGGTCGTTTCCTTTAACGTCTTTTTCTCCGCCAAAATAATGTGGGTATGCGTTTACCATCAACACAACCCATTTAGCGGCAGAATAATAATCTAAAATAGATTGAGTTTTATATTGCATATCCATAGATGGCTCTGCATTCAAATGTGCTCCGATTGAGTCATCATTAACGTGCTCACGCTCCACAAATCCTTTAACGAGAGTATAATCAAAATACCATGTCTGCATCACGTCAAGCTCAAGCACTAATTCAGTAGTATTTTCATTTATATAATTTATATCCACGATAAAAGCATAGAACCATTTAGTACCGTAATTAGCATTTTGGTACATAACATAATTATATGTGTACAACTGTTCAGCATTAAAAGGTACTCTTATCGAGTTATTCATGCGAACATAAGTATAAGTACTATTTTGTAAAGATTGAGGGCACACGCTTGAAAAGTAATCGGATTGAGCGGTACGTGATGCAAAGGTCATTGTGTGCCTATACGAATTATCAAAAGGAACACGTCCTATTTTAACGATTCCTTGTGGTGTAAAATTTGCCATTATAGCCCCTAAAAATTCGGGCACGGTAAGGGGATACCGTGCCCTGCCAAGAAAGGAAGTATGGTAGCCAACTATCAAGCTACGATAGTTATTGTAGCAGTTCCTTTCGTATTGTCAACAGCTGTTGCAGTAACAGTGATTTCCGTATCCGCAGGTTCATCCGAAGCAACATGCAAAACACCAGAACTACCATCGATAGTTGTACCGCTAGACGTTTCACCCTCGATTGACCAGGTAACAGTCTTTTTAATAAGTCCAGTACCAGCAACGTTTGCTGAAAGCTGGAACGAAGAACCAGCACTAACATTAGCGGTGGCAGGAGTTACCGTTACGCCAGTAATCTTAGATTCAGCCCCGTAGAACACTACTGCATTTGCAAAAGGAGAAATGCTAAAGGTTTTCCATGTGTGGTAGAAATACTGCCAATACAAGCCCTGTCCATTATAGTTTTCGGTGAATTGCAAGTAGTTATCAAACACCATGAAGAAGTCACCATCGATAACAGCTGAATTTACATTTTGAAGAGTAGCAAGCTCATCTGAGGTGAATGCTGTGTACGATTCATCATCACCGAAAAGCTCTTCAAGGCGATTTAGATCGTGGTGACTGAATGAATCGACCACTACCAAGTGCCCCAGAAAATCAGCCTTCCCCATATTGAATGCTTGAGCAAGAACTTCAACATCAATCAATGCTTCAAGAGCAGCTGAAATGATGATATACTGATTATCACGTGAGGTTGCATTCTCCACACCAGCGGCATTATAGTTAGGTGTAAGATAGGTTAGCAAAGTTGACATTTCTCGGAAACCAGCAACCATCGGCTTATAATTGTCGTTAGCTACAGGTGCCTGTTCCTCGACGTATAACATACCATTGAGGATAGCTCTACAAAGCATATACTTCATGGTTACAAATTCATCTTTTTCCATGCCAGTGTAAAGCGAATCAACAATCTTGGCAATCAAATCAGTGATTCCCTGCCAGGATAAAAATGCTTGTCGAAGTTGGTCATTTGAAATGGTCACCTTATAGAACTTCTGAAAATTCATCGTATGAAAAGCAGCTCGAACATCAGGAAGTTCACGTTTGAAAACCTCTTTTTCTGCTACATTTGGGTCGAATGAGTGAGGTTTTGCGATATTAACGAAAATCTCTTCGACAGTTTCACCAAATTCCAAATAGCCTTTCTTGAATGGCGACCAAGGATTTCGCCACAATTTAGAAGTGATAATAACACGCCCAATACGATTTACCAAAGCGCTCAAAAAAGCATTCTGGTAAGGTTGATAATCCATAATAGCCGCACCGATATTATGGATTGATTCTGTGTTATCAGGAATTGATACTGGATTCATAAAAGCTCCTATTCTGCTGCATTCATAGCAGCTACTTCTTCATCTGTAAGCTCACGAGCAAGCCCTTTATCAACCAACATACGTGCCAATTCAGGTGTTTCATTGATAACAGCTTCCATGACATCATGCGGGTTGAGCTTATTCTTGCTAGCATTGATAATATCTTGTGATGGCTTAGTAGGCACCGTATTCACCTTTCTCTCTGAATAGTTGTTTGAATGACGTTGTAGGAGTTTTTCCATCTTTGATAACGTCTGCTTTCTGTTTTGCTTTAGCACTGTTCGGTGTGCTCAAGAAAGTAGAAGCATATTTATCACGTAACTTTGAAAGTTCTGTTTCCACGTCCTCTGCACGAGTAATAGCTTCATCTCGTTGCGATTGAATCTCATCACGCTCCGTAATGATTGCATCGTAATCCTCACGAGGAACAGCTTCATCTTCACTGTAAAAATATGGCATATACTCACCGCCTTAATCGTTCCAATGTTTTACTAAATATGCAATCACTATAACCATTGTAATAACTAAAGTCAATACAATAATTATATCTGATACTAAAAGTACAATGCTAAAGGGTGACATTATTCATATTCCTTTGCTAAATTAACATGTGATGGTTTAATAACTATATTCATTTCATCATTTAAGTGTAAACGTACTTTCATTTTATAAGTTGAATAAATATACCACCACATAATCTTTTGTAAATTGGAAAGATTTTTAGGTGCTTCAGGTAAACTATTAATCATTCTATAAAAATATTTATACTCAGTAGTTAGCACACACACGCTATTATCATAAATATATAAAACACCATCTATTTCCTTTACTATAATCTTACGATTATGCGTTTCCAGTACATTTCCAATTTTATAAGGCCCTAATTCCACAATCAAGTATTTAATTTCATTCATTTGTTTACTTCCTTATCTCTATTGTATCCTCAATAAGAACTATACCACCTTTTACACGCTTTGTATAGAGCTTTCCATCATAAACGCTGCCAAAATCAAAATTATCTACAGTAACTTGATTGTGACACCTAGCAGGCATCCCACTCACATGTACCGTTAAATCTTCGTTATCTACCTCCTTTTCAACATAACATTTAGCCCTCAAAAATTTAGCTTCCTCAAAGGTTGATTCATGCTTCCATTTTCCTAGCTCTACATTATCAACATCAATATTTTCGGGTATATCTGTACCTATTAAATGGAGCGAATCAGTATCAGCATAAATGAATCTATCATATACTGCTTGAGCAGAAGTAATTGTTTTATATCTAGCATATGAGGTAATGAAAACACCTACTGGTAAATATACTGGGTCACGAGTTGATGGCGGTAAATCCGTATATAATAAAACGTCTTTTTCATTTATTTCTGGCCGACGACTATTTACAGTTGTCCTTGTAGCAAATTTTCCGTATAGACTATTAAGCATCAATTTTGCAATTTGTCTCATACCCTTGTTATTGTCAATAGTAGCTTGATTCTTTACAGCAACCCATTTATCTACATATTCTGTAAACAAATTAGTTGAGCCTTTGAACATAAAACCGCCATGCCACACAACATGCTTAACATCATAGTGTTCTAGTATCAATTCCCAGTCAACATTAGTAACAGCAAATGTTACCTCACCGTCTGAATCCTCAATATATTCGGTTTGTTTGAAACGGAAATTACCTTTTAATTGTATGGTTGGAATATGTCTCTTTTTTAGAGTAAAAGAACAAGTAACAAGAGCAATCCACAAAGGATACCGAGGGTTATAATCATAAACACCATCAAACCAAACAGGTTGCCCGTATGGTAATAGTTGATTATCGCTAGAATACATTACAGAAGGATAAAGAGAATTAACATCAAAAACAATTCCATTATTCAATTTCTTCCCTTGGTATTTTGGATTGACATATGTAAACCCACCTCTATAGGCTTTTCGTATAAATTCATCTGTTTCTCTATCTATAAAAGGGAACATCCTTCTGAATTTTTTAGAACCCCCACATATTTTCTTGTAATCTGCTAGTGCGTTGCTACCAGCAGTCATCTTTGATAAACCTTGTTCAAGAAATATTTTTAATACGTGTGCAGCAATCTGTACATCATGTTTTATATATTCTTTTTCATCATCGTTTAATTCGTGTCCTGGTTCACGATATTTTTCATAGTCTAAATCTAACTTACTAATTGGTAAACCATAGGATTTTGCCATATTGTCTATTGATAAAGGTATAATCTTCAAACTATCATAAATTTTAACCTTAAAATAAGGTGTAAAATAAAGAGTTAAACAATACACTTGATTAACGTCACTGATAATAGTTGTATATGTCATATCGCTAACTGAATTGCTATCTTCAACCCATAACCACCCATTACGTTCTAGCCAGTCCATAATAAATGCACCATCAAAAGCTAAATTATGAAAATATAGTTGAGCATTAGCGACCATTTCGCACCACTCAATAAAATCTTCTATTGAATTACCGTAGACAACTAAATCTGGATTATCAATATCACAAGCAGCAAAAGCCCATACTCTGCAATCGTCAATATTGGTAGTCGTTTCAAAATCAACAGTGTAGGCTTTCATCAATAATCCATCATCCCATGATTCTAAACCTTCATTATAGTTATTTTCATCAATCAATACCATATCTTTGTGCAGCCTGTTCCCAAAATCTAACCACATTATTTTTACGCTTATCAAACGCTTGTGAGTGGTCTTTATAAGATAGATATAGATATTCTATAGTAGCTTCATCAGCTTTAGACTCAAAAACCTCAACTAAAGCTCTTTGATTATCTTGCAGTTTCAAAATAATATGTTCTATTCTTGCTCTAACATCTGACCATTCGCTCATAGAATCAAGAGTGTTCATATAATTATCCGCATAAGTAAGCCATGAAAAATACTTTTCGCTTGTTAAATCCTCTAAATCATCACCGCTATAATATTCATCATTTATGTCTATAGGTGCAAGATTCTTATTTGCTATTAAATTAAATTGCTCAATCTTTGTTAAACTTTCAAAAGTTGGAGCTATTATTTTAAGTAATTCTTCTCGACGTCTATTTACAAGACGCTTGGAATTTTTTATTTCTCTATCAAGATATTTAGGTATAACTACTTCATTACCGTTTATAATCTTAGTAACTGGTGAAAGAGTATCAGGTTTGTTTTTTACTAAAATACGTCCTAACTCTTTAACCCTTTGATAAAGAAAACGTCTATTTCCTAGTCTGGATATTCTCTTTTTTTCTTTTTCATAATCAGTATAGTTAGGAACTTCATCATATTTACCACTCTTAATCATTCGTGTAATAGCTGCATTGTATTTTGATACAGCTTGCTTTAACATACGGGTTTGATTTTCATTCCATCTAATACCATATCGCTGGGGCATCTTATAACCTCACCATCAATAACAACATGAAAACCGCGTTTCTCAATCTGCAAATACAGTTGCATGTCTGCAATAATACTTGCATCAATCTTAAAATGAAAACGTCTTGATAGAGAATCACAGAGCCATTCCTCTTTAATTCTAACATTCTGAAGAAACTTTTCCTTATATTTTATAGATGAAAAATAATAAATGATTCCAAATCTCTCAACAAGAAAAGGAGATTCCTCTAGCCTATACGCAATCCCTCCACTTGACAAATTTACCATAAACTAC